GACTTAAGACTCTCTGCAATGATCTCCGCAGAAATCCGCTTGCTCTTGAAAGACAGCGTAAACCTGCGTAACACTCCTTTCGTAGACTTCTGCGGATCTATTAATGGCATGGGTAGCGATACCTTGCGAGTTCGAAAAGCGTTCCTAGATGGTGAATCTGGGTTCACTTCGTTTACTGGTGCAACCGAAGATAGTGCAGTATCTGATACTTCTCTCGTAGATGGGCACGTAGATATCGTATGCAAGCGTAACTCTCTCGCTTATTCTGTAACTGATTTAGCTTCTATGACTGGTATGGGTCAGGATATCGATCCATTCCGTATCGCTGAGCATATCTCTAAATCTTATGATGCTTTGTTCGCTAAGCTTACTGCTGCTGTATTCGCTAGTTTTACTGCTCAAGTAGGTTCAGCTTCTTCTCTTACTGTTACTATCTTTTTGGATGCAGTACAAGTTCTGGAAGCTGCTGATTCTGGTAAAGGTGCTCCTGGTCCTTATGTTGCTGTATTGCATCCTGCTCAATTCGCAGAATTGCAAGATAGTATCCGTTCTGAAGCAAACAGCGCTCTTGCTTACGCTCCTGCTTCATATGAAGCCTTGAGCGCTAAAGGTTCTCACTACAAAGGAACTTTTATGGGCGTTGAAATCTATACTTCATCTTATGTAGTTGATAACGGTTCTAATTACGCTGGTGCTATGTTTGCTCCGGGTGCTATCGGTTACGCTACTGGAATGCCTGCTGCTCTTCCTGGTGCTGTTGAAGCTATGGAAATGGGTGAAGTTATGGTAGAGATGGATCGCGATGCTACTAAGGCTCTTACTCGTATCGTAGGACATGCCTATATCGGGATAGCGATTATTGAGGATAAACGAGGAGTAGAGATCGCTACTCTATCATAATCTTAACGGATTTCACTATGGGGAAGGGCTGGTACTCTTCCCCTATTTTTAACTTAAAATGAGGTACAAAAAAATGAGTTATTCTCCCCAGCCTTGGGCTCCAGTTCAAACTACACAGCAAGCCCTATTACCAGAGCAAGCTAACCACCCTTTCTTCTATAAATGGCATCCTAGTAACTGGAGTTTCCATTATTTTGAGCAGGAAGTATCGAAGGGTAAGACAACAAAGAGCGAGCGAGTAGGGGTATTTATTCCGAATATCAGAATGGAACGTATCATCCCCGGAGTAAACGGAGTGCATCAGATCCAAGGAGAGCGAGGCAACGCAGGATCTAGGATTGGGAATCTCCAGCAGCAAGGATGGATATACCTCGATCCGGGTAAGTATCAGTACGTTCATCAGTACAGAGTCCGAGGAGGCTATTACCATTGCGCTAAATGGCAATCGGTAAGAGTAGTAGGGAACCGAGTTATTAAGAATTTCGATCGAGATGCTTTCCTTAAGTGGAGCTGCTCACTTATCGCAGATGGAACTCTGCAACCTATAGAACCTCACTTCTGGGAGCTGGAAACCCTTACTCATCAGAAGAGCATCGGAAGAATGCAGAATAGCCAGCATATCCCAGAGGTTAAGCAGAAGATCGAAGAGCACTACAAGATCAAGCAAGATATGCTATCCTTTATCGAAGCCTTCAAAGAGAAGGGAATCGAACTTTATAGAGAGATAAAATAATGCCTTCTAGTATTCCATACGCTCCGCAGATCAAGATCCCAGAGCTCCTCGAGCGTGGGAAGAGTAATACCTCTACCCTTCCTATTTATCGAGATGGAGTACTAGCAGTTCCTACAGAGGTAAGATATACCCTCTATAAACCAGATCAAACTATTTTAATAGATAATGCTACTGCTTCCTTTCCTGGCAATATTCCTACTTATGTTCATACTCCTGCGATCTTGGATTCGAGCCTATTGCTCGGAGAAGGATACCTGCAGGAGTGGAAGATTACACTTGTAGGAGAGCAGTATATCTTCCGCAGAATGGCCGCTCTCGTATTGCGTAGGCTCTACCCAGTAGTATCGGATGGAGATCTTACTGCTACTTATTCCCAGCTAGCAGATATTAGACCTTCGAATCTTACCAGCTACCAGACTTACATAGATGAGGCCTGGTATACAATGATTCAACGGATGCGAACAGAGGGAGGAGGTCTAGAGTATCTCGTAATGAGTGCAGAGGCTTTCCGGGGTGCTCATCAGAATCTAGCCCTATACTATATCTTCCGAGATTTCCATTCTAGCCTTGGACAGAGTAACGGAAGATACTTAGACCTTGCTAACGAGCATTATGCTCAGTATAAGGATGAGTGGAAGCGGATTAACTTTGTCTACGATCATAATCACGATGGACAGAGCGCGAACCCAGATGATAGAATAGCGAAGCAGCCAGTAATCTATCTTAATGGGCAGGGTCGCTTCTCTCGTAGATTTCGGAGAAGATAATGCAGAGCCTCTCCAGTATCCGTAAAGCAATGGCAGCGAAGATCGAAGAGATCTCCGGTTTCAAGGAATCGAAGCATACTCCCGATTTCTTTGGAAGAACGGAGAATACTGTAGCCCATAAGGCCTTCTCTATCTCTGTAGCATCTTCCTCAGCAATGGAAGAGAGGCAACGGAGAGCGGTAGGAGTGTATCTCTCTACTCCAATGGAAGTTATCTTCTCCCATCGATTAAGACCTCTTGATATTTATCCTACCGATTACGATGCAGCTCTAGATACAGAAGAGCAGGTAATCAATAAGGTACTAGAAGCCTATATCTCAGATAATGCCTTCTCCATCCGTTATGCTAGTTCTCAGAGAGCGGTAACGGATTCCCAAGAATATATTATCATTACTCTATCGTTCAATATCCTACACACTATCTAAGACTATCGGTTAAAATAGTAATCATTCCCCCCGGAGGCCCTCATGGCATATTCTGTAATCCCTAAAACTAAGCGCGATGGAACCATTACTCTGCTAGATGGTACTGGTACTCCAGTTACTCTCGATGTAGCCTACGAGGATGGTAACTTTACTTTCTCAGATCCTCAGCAGTTCTCGGAGCTGGTAGTAATGGATCGCGGTAACTTCGCTGCTGTACGTAAGCAAGATGAGCAAGCAAAAACAGGAAGCTTCTCTTTTCACTTCAGACAATTTACGGATGGAGTTAACGCTGGTTCGGTTCGAGATTTCATTAACGCGAGCGGTGCTTACTCTGGTAATGTTTCTACTGGTCTTTCTGGAGTTCCATTTATCGAGCATTACACTATCGATATCAAGTATACAGCAGATAGCCCAGATACAGCAGAAGCAGATCACGTAGTAACTTTGGCTAAATGTATCTGCTCTCTAGACTTCTCAGAAGGTGATCCCTCATCATTCACTCTTAACTTCACTTGCTACGGTGGAGTAACTGTAAGCTAAATAGCGTAAGGAGGTACTATGCTATTAGATCTTAAAAAACTCGGTAAGCATGAGGGGAAGATTCCTTCCTCGATTGCTACTTGCTTAGATTTCGTATCTATCTGGGGCTCGGAACCAAATAGAGCCCAGCTTGGAAGATTATGCGCAGCTGCTATAGCGGTATCCGTAGATCACAAGAGAGTACTTCCAGCCTATCCAGTAACGAGCGGAGATCCTATAGCCTACGGTTATAAGATCCTCGATCGATTGCTAGAGGCTGGAGTAACTCCTGCGAAGGTCTACGAGATGGGCTCTGCAGTTCTCTTAGAGATGATGCGAGTAATCCCTTCTGAGCAAGAGGTAGAAGAGCGAGCAAATTTTACGCAAGTGGGAGAGGAGGATTAGATCTCCTCGCTATGCGGATCTCTCTCCGATGGGGGAAAGATCCGCTATGGTTCTACACTCTCCCAGAAGATCTCCGAGTATCTCTGCTAGCTGAGCATAGGCTAGCAAATGAAGATTCGAAAGCAATACAAGATAGACAAGAGCGGATAAAAAGGGCTAGAATGGAGGAGATGATTCGGAGATCGAGATGAGCACTAAAATTACTAAAGGTAGAGCTGGTATAGAGATAGATACTAATCTCCAGCAGTTCTATACTGGATTCCTCGATAAGGTAGCTCCGAACGCTCGCAAGATCTTAGAAGGTACTCTCCAGCAGATAGAACAAGATGCTATTAAAGATTGGCCGGTACGAAAGCCCATTATAAAGAGAGATAGAGAAGGCAATGTTATAAAAGCAGAGCAAACCTCTCTAGGCTCCTGGAAGCAGTTCGAGAGGGGATTCCGAGTAATAGCCGGAGGCTCCTTCGAGGCTTATCTTAAGAATCGAGCTCCTTATGCTTGGTATATCCAGTTTGGAGTAGATTCTGTAAATAAACAAAGAAAACATATTGTGCAGCCTACCGGGAAGAGAGCCGCTCAAGTCTTATTAATCGCTCCCCAGAGAAAGCAAGCAAAGAAGGTAAGCGAAGCCCTCGCAGATGACCTTATGCGGAGAATCTAATGGCAACAGAAGAGAAAAGATCGATTAACATCTCCTATAAAGCGGATCTTAAGGATCTAATCGCTAAGCTTAAGCAGATGCCTAATGTAACGGAAGCGGAAGCTAAGAAGATGGTTTCTGCTCTGGATAAGCAGCTCAAGCAAGCGGAGAAAGCTGCTCAAAAGAGCGCGGATGCTAGCGCGAAAGCAGCGAGAGCCTCTGCTGCTGCTGCTGCTCGAGGTGCTCGCGAGTTCGAAGATATGGCAGATGCAGCCCGGAGAGCGGAGGAACGCTTAGAGAGAGTGGGAGAGGCTTCCGGAGATATTGATAGGGGATTCTCTTCTGTAGGATTGGCTCTTAGAGGAGTTAATCCACAGCTCGCAGAAGCTGCGGATGGGCTCGCGGATACTTTCGCAGTAGTGGAAGGTCTTACTATGAGCTTCGCTGCTCTTAATCCTCTTGTAGTAGCAGGAGGAGTAGCGATAGCAGCCTTAACCCTTGGCTACGTAGCCCATCAAGCGGAACTCGAAAAGGCTAGACAGTTAACTCTAGATCTCAAGGATGCACAGCAAGCATTAATCTCGAGCCAAGAAGCCCAGCAATCTAATTTAGAGGACGCAGCTTACAAGATAAGGATGCAAAGAGCAGAATACAAACTTCTAACCGGACAGATCTCCGAGTATCAGTACAACCTCGAGAAGGCTGGAGAGGCTGCTAACGAATCTTTCCGGGGTAACATAGAAGCAGTAGAGAGCAGTATTACCGAGAGCGAGCTGCTCTTGTCTACT